CAAAACTCGTAAATCCTGCAGATGAAGTAGAAAATGCCGTTATAATAGATGGAGAACCTCTAAATGTAGATCAGGAGCTAGGTTTAGACAGTGAATAAACCCGTTTTAGACTTCACAGAGGAAGAAGTTCAACAGATGTTAGATAATCTGGACCAATATAGTACCGAAGAGATAGCTGAGATTGACCGTATGGTTGATGAACTCAGTACTCGTAAGGTAAATCAAGCATCTTATGATGATCTTATAGAGTTTTGTAAGGCTATGCAGCCTGATTACATTGTTGGAAAGCACCACAGGTTGCTTGCAGACATGCTTATGGGTATTGAAAGAGGAGAAAAAGACCGTATTTGTGTCAATATACCCCCTCGACATGGTAAGTCGCAGCTTGTTTCTATCATGTTCCCCGCATGGTTTTTAGGGCGTAATCCGAACAAAAAGGTTATGATGGTGTCTCACACCACAGACTTAGCGGTCGATTTTGGTCGAAAAGTGCGTAACTTAATAGCTACAGACGGTTATGCAGCCATATTTCCTACTGTAAAGTTAGCCATTGATTCTAAGTCTGCGGGACGATGGAACACAAATTCAGGAGGTGAGTATTATGCGTGTGGTATTGGTTCTTCTATTGCAGGTCGTGGTGCTGACCTCTTGCTCGTCGATGACCCCCATTCTGAACAAGACGTTATTAATGGAAACTTTGAAGTGTTCGAGAAAGCTTACGAGTGGTTCACCTTTGGTGCGCGGACCCGTCTTATGCCTGGAGGTCGAGTTGCCATAATACAGACACGTTGGCACATGGATGACTTAACAGGGCGTGTTACAAGAGATATGGGACAGAACGAACGGTCAGACCAATACGAGGTTGTTGAGTTTCCCGCTATCTTAGACACTATAGACAACAAAACAAAAGAGTCTGTACAAAAACCGCTTTGGCCTGAGTTCTTTGATCTTGAAGCCCTGCTCCGTACAAAAGCATCTATGCCTGTATTTCAGTGGAACGCACAGTATCAACAGGAACCGACAGCCGAAGAAGCCGCACTTGTCAAAAGAGAGTGGTGGCAGATGTGGAAGAAGGACGACCCACCACAATGTGAGTATATTATCATGTCCCTTGATGCGGCAGCAGAAACACACAACCGTGCCGATTACACAGCTTTAACAACTTGGGGTGTGTTTTTAAATGAAGAGGTAGACAACTATAACATTATTCTGTTAAACAGTATAAAAAAGCGAATGGAGTTCCCAGAGCTTAAGCAGTTGGCTATGGACGAGTATGCCGAGTGGGAACCCGATGCGTTTATCGTGGAGAAAAAGAGTGCGGGTACGGCGCTCTACCAAGAGATGAGGAGAATGGGTATACCTGTATCTGAGTTTACACCCCACAGAGGGTCAGGTGATAAGATGGCACGGTTAAACTCCGTAACAGATATTGTAGCGTCGGGGTTATGTTGGGTTCCAGAGACACGTTGGGCAGAAGAAGTAATAGAAGAGATTGCAGGATTTCCGTTTATGAGCCATGATGACCTTGTAGATTCAACTGTAATGGCGCTTATGCGGTTTAGACAGGGCGGGTTTATAAGACTGCCAAGCGACGAACCTGACTCGGTTCAATACTTTAAACGTAAAGGAAGTGGATTTTACTGATGGCTATTGAAAAAAGTTTATACCAAGCACCTGTAGGTATGGAAGAAGCAGAGATGGATACTTCCGAACTGGAGATAGAAATTGTAAATCCTGAGAGCGTGACCTTAGATGATGGGAGTATGGAAATTACCATAGTCCCTGATGCGGACGTGGGTGAAGATATACCGTTTGATGGTAATATTGCGGAAGGTATGGAAGAAGGTGAGTTAAACACCCTCGCCAATGATCTTATTGGTTTAATTGATTCTGACGTTGATAGCCGCAAAGATTGGGCAGATACATTTGTAAAGGGTCTTGACGTGTTAGGTTTTAAGTACGAAGAGCGCACCGAGCCGTGGGACGGAGCTTGCGGAGTGTATTCTACAGTATTAGCCGAAGCGGCTATACGGTTCCAAGCAGAAACTATGAGTGAAACATTTCCCTCCGCAGGTCCTGTTAAAACAAAAATATTAGGTGAAGAGACAAAAGAAAAACAAGAAGCCTCAGAGCGTGTTAAAGCAGACATGAACTATGAGCTTACAGAGAACATGGTTGAGTACAGACCAGAACATGAAAGACTACTCTATAGTCTTGGGTTGGCAGGGTCAGCCTTCAAGAAGGTGTATTACGATCCAAACATGGGTCGGCAGATGGCGGTCTATATTCCTGCAGAGGATGTCATTGTGCCTTACGGAGCTTCGCACGTAGAAACCGCAGAGCGTGTAACGCATGTAATGCGAAAAACAAAGAACGAGCTAAAGAAACTGCAGGCTAACGGGTTTTACCGTGAAGTAGAACTCGGAGATCCGCAACCATACCACAGTGACATTGAGAAAAGAAAAGCCGAAGAAGGTGGATACTCACTTACTGACGATGATCGTTACAGTGTATATGAAGTCCACGCTGATATTTTTATTGAAGGTGTTGATGAAGATGAAGATGAGATTGCTAAACCTTACGTGGTGACTATAGAACGTGGGTCAAACGAGATACTCTCTATTCGTAGGAACTGGAACCCTGATGACGAGCTGATGTTAAAACGTCAACACTTTGTACATTATGTATATGTGCCAGGATTTGGGTTCTACGGGCTAGGTTTGATACATATAATAGGGGGGTACGCAAGAGCAGGAACCTCTCTTATACGGCAGCTTGTAGACGCAGGGACACTTGCAAACCTCCCTGGGGGTCTCAAAGCCCGTGGGTTAAGAATAAAAGGAGATGACACCCCCATAGAACCTGGGGAGTGGAAAGACGTGGATGTACCGTCAGGCAGTATTCGTGACAATATTATGCCTCTCCCTTACAAAGAACCAAGCCAGACCCTTCTCGCACTCCTTGATAAAATAACACAGGAAGGTCGTCGGCTTGGGGCTATTAGTGACATGAATATATCAGACATGTCAGCCAACGCTCCTGTAGGAACAACGCTAGCTCTTCTAGAGCGTACTTTAAAGCCTATGGCAGCAGTGCAGGCTCGTGTTCATTATGCGATGAAGCAAGAATTTAAAATGCTAAAGGTATTAATGGCAGAGTATGCCCCCACCGAGTATGCATATAAACCTGCTCGTGGGGAAGTTGGCGCACGGCAAGCCGATTATATGATGATAGATGTTATCCCTGTGTCCGATCCGAATAGTTCTACTATGGCGCAGAGAGTGGTGCAGTACCAAGCTGTTCTCCAGATGTCTCAATCTGCACCACAAATATATGACCTGCCTCAACTGCACAGGCAGATGATAGAGGTTCTTGGCGTAAAAAACGCAGATAAACTTGTTCCTACAAAGGACGATATGAAGCCGATTGATCCTATAAGTGAGAACATGGCAGCATTAAAAGGCAAGCCCATGAGAGCATTTATGTATCAAGACCATGAAGCACATATCGCAACGCATATGGCGTTTATGCAAGATCCGATGGTTATGCAGATGATAGGACAGAACCCACAGGCAAAACAAATTATGGCATCACTGCAAGCACATCTAGCTGAACATCTTGGGTTCAAGTATCGTAAAGATATAGAAGAACGGTTAGGAGCAGAACTACCTATACCAGAAGCAAACTTGCCAGAGGAGATAGAGGTTAACTTGTCAAGGCTTGTCGCTAAAGCAGGTAAACAACTTACACAGGCACATATGCAACAGGCAGCACAACAAAAGGCACAAAAGAAGGCACAAGATCCAATTGTTCAAATGCAACAGGCAGAACTACAGATTAAGGCTCAAGAAGTTCAAAGAAAGACGCAAAAAGATCAAACTGATGCTATGTTAAGAACTGAGAAGTTAAAATTAGATAAAGCAGAAGTAGAAATAAAAGCAGAAAAAGAAAACGTACAGCTTGAAATAGATAAAGTTGATAAAGATAATAAACTAGATATGGAATTATTTAAGGAGCTAAAGAATAACTAATGGCTAAAACCGTCTTAGACGTGCTTAAAGAAAAAATCGAAGCTGATAAGGCTTCCGCAATGGATTTTCTTGCAAGTGGAGGGGCAAAAGACTTTTCACAATACAAGGAGGTGACTGGCTTGGTACGAGGTCTCGAAGCTAGCCTAGGGTATATAATGGACCTCTCGCGCAACTATATGGATGACGATAATGATTAAAGCAGTAGAAAAACTGACCGACCAAGAACTAGAAGTACAACT